ACATCGGCAGGTAATAGGCCGACACCGTCACGGCCCCGGAAACTGAAAACCCGGGCGCGAAGGTGATGACTCCGAACAGGTAGTCGACGGAGTAGTTGGAGGCCGCAACTATCGCCCCACCCACCTTGACATCCGGAGCAAACGAAGAAGCTGCGTTCAGGACGCGCTTGGCTGCGCTTGAAATCCTGTACGACTGCCCACCAACAAGAGCGCACGGCTCGTCAAACATCAGCGTTGACGTGCCCGCGATTTTGACGGTGTTCGCGTGTGCCGCGAGTGCCATCGCCTACACCGCCGTCTTCGCGCCGTTGAGCTGGAGGCTCGCGGAGAACTCGGTCTTCCCGTCGACCGAGCCCTTCACCTCGTACGACTCGACGATGCACGGAAACTGGTAGCCCTTGGAGAGCGCGGGAGCAGTCGGATCCCAGTGGAGGGTCAGGTAGACGGTTGCGCCAGAGTCGAAGCTCGACCGGATAAGCGCCTGGGGCGCATCGCCCGACTCAAGGTCGCCAGACAGTGAGAAGCTCCCGTCCTCAAGGCCCGCGAGCTTCAGCTTCACCCCAGCGGAGTCCTTGAAGTCGGTCACGTCCAGCATCGTCTTCGAGCTTGATGCGCTGAAGTCGTTCAGCCCCTTCACTTCGTCCGAAGCGGAGGGAGCGGCCGAGCTGCTCTTGCAGTAAATCTTCGTCCCATGTGCTGCAATTGCCATTGCGGTTCTCCTACCTGTTGAGCTTTTTCAGCGCTGCGCCCATCGCCGCGCCAATCTTCCGGGCGAATGCCGCCTCGCGGCCCTTCGCAGCCTGTTCGAGAAACTTCGGCGCGGCCGTTCGGCCAAAGCGGTCCTTCACGCCAGGGAAGCCGTAAAAGCCCTCGTGCGCGAACGCCGCGTGCGGAGACTCGTACCCGGCAAGCGCTGTCGCGCTCCGCTTCTGCGGCTCAATCTCCACGCCAGTCGAGAAGCCGGACGATGCGAGCTCGCCGCTCTCAGAGGGGATGCCTCCCTTCGACGCAGACAGTACGTCCCGCGCTTCGGCCATCAGCGTCGACGCGCAGCCGCGCAGCACCTCTCCGGACGCAGCTTGCAGCTTGCGCCGGAGGTGCTCGAGTCCTTCGATTTGAACGAAGACACGCGCCATCTCCTTCCTAAATGTGTGCGGTTTTGGCGCGTGGCGGACAACGAGAGGGGGCGCCCCGTCGCCAGGGCGCCCCCTCCTTTCAGCCCAGCAAGACTAGGCCTTCTGGCCGAGGTCCTGGATGGCGACAAACATCTCGGAGGCCGTCACGGCGTAGCCGAGCCGCACCACGCGGTCGCCCGCCACGAGCGCCGAGTACTCCACGGGGGAGCCGTTGGCGCCCAGGAAGTACGTGCTCGCCGGCGTCAGACCGGAGAACCCGTCGCACTTGCCGTGCGTCACGATGTTCGGCGACAGGGACGAGTTGTAGTTCATCCGGTTGATGCCGACGACGCGCGCCGTCGAGGCAGAGGAGCAGCTCGCCACGGCCACGGTGTTGCTGCCGGAGAGGTAGACCGCCTTGTGGGTGGCCAGCTCCTCGGCCGCGTTCCAGTTTCCTGCAACGCGCGCGTGGTTGTGCAGGTTGGTGCTGTCCGTGTACGGGCCACCAGCCAGGAAGTTCGTGGCCTGCGCCGTGAAATTCTCGTGCACCTGGGTGCCGTTGATGCGGAACAGGCTCGGCAGTCCGACCACGTCGAGGCCAGAGTCGGACTTGACGAGGCGATTCGGGCTGACGAGCTTCAGCTCGAGCCCGCCGTTGGTGGCGTCGAACATCATCCCCGCGTCCGACTCCAGCTTCACGGCAATGTCGCCGCCGGAGAACTCGAGGCCCTTGCCGGCCGCGAGGTCCACCCGCACCCCGGCGGAGCCATCCACGGACAGGCCGCGGGAGGTGTCCGCCTTCAACGCGACCTCATCGTTGGCGAGCTGCATCCCGGCGCCGACCTTCACAAAGAGCTCGTTGCCGCTCTTGCCGAGGCCGTCGCCCGCCGTCACCTGGCCCAGACCCGAGAAGCGCACGAACTCCAGCGCCGTGGTGCCGAGGGTGATGTCGTTGTTCGTCACGAGCACCCAGGTCGAGTCGTGGAACTCGGTGCCCTGCTCGACGAACACGGACAGCCCGTCCTTCACCTCGGTGGAGCTGTCGGCGTCGGTCGCGCGGGTCCAGCTGCCGGACGACACGACGTAGACGCCGTTGTCCTGACCGGCCGTCTGGCCAGCCACGAGCACCCGGTCGCCCGCCGTCAGCGCCACCCCGTCGACGGTCTGCGTGCCGGACAGCGTGACGTTGGCCGTCGCGATGACCTTCACAGGGGCCTTCACCGTGAACCCGGCCTTGAGGCTGTCTGCGTAGGCCTGCAGCTGCGTCACCACCTGAGCGTCCGCAGCCTGGAACGCGCTGGTCAGGGAGCCGGACAGGGCAGTGTCAGCGGCCCCGTATGCGGTGGTGATGGCGTTGTCCGCCGAGATGCGCGCCTGCGCCTCGCTGCTCAGGTTATCCGTAAGCGTCTGGTCGGCCTGCTCGCGGAGGGTCGCCTCGTTGAGGATGGCCGCATTCAGAGTGGTGTCAGCATTGGCACGCGCAGTGGCCTCCAGAGAGAGCGCGGACTGCACGCCCGAGATGGCGTTCGCGCGAGCGGCCTCCTCCGCGTCGATTTCATTCTGAAGGGCGCTGTCGGCGGAAATGCGAGCCTGCGCCTCGGACTGCAGGGCAGAGGTCAGGGTCGAGTCCCCCAGGATACGCGCAGCCTCCTCGGTGTCGATTTCGCTCTGAAGCGCGCTGTCGGCAGCAATGCGAGCCTGTGCCTCAGACTGCAGGGCGGAGGTCAGGGTATTGACCGCAGTCTGACGGGCAGTTGCCTCGGCGGTGATACCGCTGTCAACGTAGGCCTTCCGGGCCGCGCTGTTCGCGCCAGTGGGCGCTCCCAGGTTGGCGATGTCCGCGCCGCCGACGTCGAGCGCCACGCCGGACACGCCCGAGAGCGTCACCTTGCCAAGCGAAAGCTCGTCGTTTGAGGCCTGTTCTTGGTTGTATCCCTCGGTACCGTTGAAGAAGATGAACTTGCGGATTGCCATTGAAACACCTGTGAGTGAAAGAGCCACCAGCGAGAACCGCTGACGGGCGCCGCTTCGGTGCTGCTTAGGCCTGCTTATGAAGCGCGCCCGTCACGTCGTCGAAGGAGTATTCCTTCAGCACGATGCCGAGTCGCGACTCGATTGATTTGACGGTGGCTTGGTACTGCTTCTGGGCATCAGCCGACTTCTCTGCGACAGCTCGGGATTCCTGCGTCATTTTAGCAAGTTTCCCCTCAGGGTCAATCTTGCGAAGGTAGGCATCGCGCTGCTGCCCTCGGACATGCCCCTCTGCAGCCCAGCGCACCGTCTCGGACTCGTAGAGGCGGAGGTGTAGGCGCTCCTCGGTCGTGAGCGCGAGCACCTTCACCGGCGCCGCCTTCGCCTGGGCTGCCTTCTTCGGCTTGACCGCGGTGGCCTTGATAGACTTCTCGGGGGACGTCTTAGCCTTGCTTGCCATTGGTTGTTCCTCTCAGGGTCCGGTCTCGTAGGTAGCGAAAAGACTCGAAGTACCGGAAGAACTCCGAGCGCTGAAACTCAAGCTCGAGCGAATCGGCTTCGTCTGGCGCGAGTGCGAACTCGAACGAGGCGCGATTGCGCGAGCGAACGTGAACCGCAGACAGCAGCACGCCCTGGTGGACGAGGTACGACGCGAATCCAATCTTCTCCGTCCTGAAGCTAACCAAGGCGCACCATCTGGGGTGAGGGCTGAAGTGCGAACAGATGCTCGCCGAGGGCAACACCGACGGCCTGCACGAAGGCCACGCCAGAGGGAGACCCGTCAGCAGCGGGGACAGTGGTGGTCGGCCGCCCGTCCCACCCCACGAATACGGTCCGCCCTGGCACGAGCGAAGGCCCGCCGAACGCGCTGACGTCGCAGAGTCCGGAACGCTGCACCATTGCCACCGTGTCCGCAGGCTTCGAGACCAGGACGCCCACGACAGGAAGCCCATGAGGCGCGGAGGGGTCTGCCGTCACGACGTAGGGCGAGCCGTCCACCGGTGGGCCTGCCACCCCGACGAGCCTTCCAGGCACGTCCGCGGAGGCACACACCGCCTCAAAGACGCTGGCGCCGTTGCCAGGGGAAACGACGCCTCCCAGCACGGGAGCACCGTCCGCCCCCTCGGTGGAGTACTGCGCCTCGATGTTGAAGACCCAGAGAGGGCGGTCGGAGCCATCCACCGGAAGGCGGAGCGGCGCGGACTCTCGAGGGCGGACCACGACGTAGGGCGCCAGCGCGGGAAGCATCAGCGCCGCATGGACGCCGAAGGCGAGCTCCTGTCCCGCCGCGTGGTCCTCGCGAGGACCTCGCACGACGACCTGACAGGTCGTCCGCATGTAGACCGTCCGCGAGCTGCCCAGGTACGGCTCGGGGTCTCCGCCGCCCGTCGACAGCACCGCGACGACAACGTCCGGCACGGAGAAGTCGTCATCCTCAGGCAGAGCACCGAGGAACAGGTTGCCGGGCGCACGAGGAGGGCGCGCGAGGCCCAGCGAGGCCGCCTCGAGCACGACTGCCAAGTCTGCCGCGACGTCCCGCAGCATCAGAACCAAACCTTTCGGTACCGCACGACGCCCGCGCCGTCGATGAACTCGCCGATGGACAGTGGGCGCCGAGCTCGGTTGACGTCCGTGGTGGGCTCGCCGGGAAACCAGACGCGGGAGTTGAGCGTCAGGGCCGCGGTAGTGAAGACGACGTGAGAGGCGAGCGCTTCGGAGCCCTTCGCATCGCGAATGAGCTTCTGGAGAGGTTGCACGCGAGCCGGGGCCGTCGAGACGGGAGAGAGCGTGGGCTTCCCGTACGCATCTCGCCCCGTCACCTCCGCGAAGGAGATGCGTTGGCGGAAGTGGTCCGAGGCCTCCGCCATCACGACACCCGGAGCGAGCGGTAGGGAGCGAGGATTAGTACGGCCGCACTCGGCAGAACGTCAACGCCGCGGCCGATTGCCGTGTTCGTCCCTGCGTAGGAAACATTCCAATCCCCGAGGCCCTCGCTCGCAACGTTCGGGTCCTGCGTCTGCCTCCGATAGAAGTCCGCCGCAGTAATGGTCGCGGCCTCCTGAACGTCCTCAGGGAGTGTGACGGTCAGGGAGGCGTCGAGCGCCTTCTGCCCAGGCGTCACGTAGCCCGCCGAGTACAGAACGACGATTCCGTCCGAGCGCCCGACGTTGACGTCTGGGCTCGATGTGATTCTCCCCGTGTGAACGCCTGTATCCATCCACACGCCCGCGCGGCGCAGGAGCATCCCTGCGTTTGCGAGCTGCCCGACGAACTCGTAGGACGTCGAAGGCACCGCGACACCAGCCTCGGTCACGCTCGCGACGGAGACGATGGGGGCGCGCTCGAGGAGGAGCAGCGGGCGCCCGTAGCCGGGCGGGTACTCCGTCACCGTGGCACGTTCAAACGGCCGGCCGCAGTAGCGAGCCACCGCGCGGGAAGCGGCCGTGACGGCACGCTGAAGTCGCGCGTCGTCCGCGACGCCCAGGTCGCTCGCCACGGTGGCGGAAAGGCAGAGATCGACGGCGTTCGCGGGCACGGGGGCTCCTCAAGAAAAAGCGCCGCCGATGCCGGTAGTCCGGACACCGGCGGCGCGCCCGTGGGGGGAACGGGAGGAACTACGAGTCGGACACGACAGAGAAGGCCTTGTCGTGACGGACCTTGAAGTCCACGCGGACGATGGCGCGCAGGACGGTCTCGTCGTACGCGGCCCGGGTGTCCGTGTGCATGGACACGTTCACGTCCTCGTCGACACCGTAGATGAAGTGCCGGAAGTCGCCGAACACCAGCTTCTCGGTCGGCACGCGCGTCGACACCACGAACGGCATTCCGCGCAGCGTCTTCCCGCCGAGCATCTCCTCGCGGAACAGCCAGCCGCCAGCGTCGCGCAGGCCCATCAGCTCAGAGGCCTTGCGGGGCGACATCAGCCACGCGGGAGAACCGATGTTGATGTCCGCCGCGAGGACCATCTCCACAGCCTGGTCGATGTCGGCGACGTAGTCGGAAGCGTCGGTCCCACTCCGCACGAACTTGTTGTCGGAGTGAACCTGGGCGAGCAAGCCGGTCGGCTGGTTTCCAGCGCCGGTCCCGTTCAGAGCCGCGCTGTCCACGCCATGCGCCATCGCCGCACGAGCCTCCTCGCCGACGAAAGCGTCCCCGACTGCCGGGTTGCGAACGAGGTCGTTCGACAGGTTGATGAGGGCCATGCCCTTCTTCGCGCGCAGGATGACCTTGCCGAAGGTGGGCTTCGTCTCCGGCGTGGTGTCGCCCTCGCCGATCCACGTCAACGACGCGCCGGTCAGCTGCTTGGGAATTTCCAGCTGGTACTTGAACGGCACCATCTGGACGCCGAGCTTGTCCATCAGGCTGACAGGCCGCAGGAACTCGATCACGTCGGTGGCGTACTGGATGGGCACCAGCGCGCCGGCAGAGTCGAACACAGACTCCTGGATGGCCTTCGACATCTCCAGACCGCCGAAGCGAACCGCGTGCTTCGCCAGCTCGTCGCGGCCACCTGCCCGGTTGTTCGCGACCGCCTTCAGAAAGGCGCCGAAGGTGGCTGCGTTCTTGAGCGCGGAGAACTTCCCCGGCTCCTCGCCCTTCGTCACGAGAGCAGTGCGCTCACCGCGAGACTTCTCCACCAGCTGGTCAGCGACGTTCTTGGCAATCTCCTGCATCTGCTCGGGGGTCATGCGGTCTCCTTCAGAATGGACAGCGTCCGAGCCGCGATTTCCTTCGCGAGCTCGTTGAGGTTGATGGACTTCTCGACGGCGGGCTTCTCATCACCGGGCGCCGCCGCCGCGGCTGCCGGATTTTCTGCGGGCTCGGTCTCGACCTCAGTCTCCGTCTCGACCTGGAAGGCCGTCACCGCGCCGCCGCACTCAGGGCAAGAGGGGATCGTCGACTTCCAATCGCAAGCACCACACTCCACGAGCGCGCCGCCCTCCGCCTTCGCGACCTTTCCGGCCGGAGGCTCCTCGGCGGGCTTCTCCTCCACCTGGGCCTTCATCACCTCAGCCACCACCCGACGAACCACCGACTCCACGTCGTTCTCAAGCGACTTCACGCGCACAGCCCTCTGATTTCCGGGGATGGTCACGACGGAGATTTCCAGGAGGTCCTGCTCGAGGCTGTCGTAACCGCCGAGGTCGTTCTCCTGATACTTCGTCATGAGGTAGCGCACCGAAACCGCATTGAGAAAGCCGCCAGCCACCTTGGCCTCGACCTTCTTTGCGAACTCGTCGCCCTGGTCGAACTCGACGTCGACGAACAGCGCATCCCCCTCGACGTATGCGCGACCCTTGCCGATGGGCAGCATCGGAGCCCCCACCAGAGAGCCCGCGAATTCGTCGTGGTTGTAGAGGATGACGGGATTTGCGTTGTAGCTATCCAACTGCCAGCCCTTAGGGCTGACGCGGTCCTGATAGCGATCAGGCAGGCCGTCGTTCGCGCGAAACGTGTAGACGCCCCCGCTTCCCTCATGGGGCGCGGGCGCGGCTTTCACGAACTGGAGTGCCTTCGCGCGTTGCATCTTCCCCTAAATGTGTGCGGTTTTGGCGAGTGGCTTACGGCACCTCTGGCGACGCCTCGTCGGCCGGCTGCTGCTCCTCTGCAGGGGGCTCCCCCGGCTGCGTCTCAACCTGTCCAGGCATCGGCAGCGGGTATCCCTTGCGCTCCGGGTCAGGCCGCAGCCCGGCGAGAGCGCGCCATTCGTCGTAGGAGAAGGCCTCCGGCATCCGAGACATGACGGCGAGTTGATGGTCGCGGTCCGCGGGGACCGGCGAGTCGTACTCGAGAACGAGGTCTTCACCGAACAGAGGCACGAGCCGGGCCTGGAGCTCCGTCCGGAGGAACTCAAGCCGTGGCAAAACAGCCTGCTCCGCCAAGAGTTCCCGCGCGGCGAAGGCCGTGGCGCGGTTGCTGTTGCTGATGTCTCCGACAATCTCGGGCGGGACCCGGTAAACCTGTCGCACGAACTCCATGAGGAACTTCCGGAGCTCAACGAACTGCATGTCCTTCAGCGAGGTATCGAGCCTCGCGAAGGTCGTCTTCCCTGAGGTGACGAGCAGCTTCCCGGCACGCTCCGGCCCACGATGCTCGCGCTCCAGACTTTCCTTGAACGCACGCACTGCGGGCGCGTTCGCGTCCGAAAGCCCCTCGATGGAAACCACCGCAGCCGGTACGGCAGAGTTGTAGAAGAAGTTTTTTGTGAATCGCGCTGCATACTCGTCGCAGTCGAGCTCGTCGCCCAAGGCAAACGCCGGCCCGATGCCGCGACCGAGTGGGTCGTCAGGGTCAAGCATCCGGAGGGGAATGACATCCTTCGCGAAGACCGTCTTCGACTTGCCTCCGATGTTGATTTGATATGTGCGCTCCTCGCGTGGCTTGTTGAGATCGGGAAGGGAGAGAACTGCGTTAGGAGGAACGGGCCACGCGCCTACGACGAGCCCCGTCACGGTCTCGCGCTCGAGCACCCAGAACGCTTCGCCCACGAGGTCTAGGTGAATCTGCGACAGCTTCAGAACCGCCCGACCGGAGAGGTGGTCGTTGGGGTCCATGAGCAATGTCAGGAGGGGATGGTCCACCAGCTCGATGAGGTCTCCTGCCTCCTCGAGCGCCTTCATCCGGTCCGCGCGCGCTCGCTTGCTACCGCTTCGGAACGAGTAGTCGCGGCGCCCATTGGTGCCGGTCCTGCGGTACACGCGCCACTGGACGTTCGCCACGTTGTCCGCCACAGCGTCGACGACGGTCCGGAGCCACGGCATTTCCTTGTAGGCGCGAAGCAGCGCGTCCGCTCCACGTCGAGGGGGCGCGCTCGCCCACCTGGACAGCTCAAGCCCGGTGCCCGCTCGCGACTTGCCGCCAAAAGCCCCACGGAAGTTTTCCCAGAATCCCATTTGAATCCCTCTCAGAAGACCGCGAAGAACTGCTCAGAGAACACGAGCTCGTGAACACCCCAGTTCATCGCGTCGACGCGGTCGTCGCGCCGATCCGGGCGCCCCGTAAATGAGGCGAGCTGCCGCTCGAGTTTCGGGTGCTCGCCGACAAACTCGATCCGCCCCGTCTCCGCGAGTGCCGACACGGGCTCCGCCCGCTTCGACTTGTGCTCCTTCGCGCGCACGGGGCGCACGTTGACGACGACGCCCATCTCGCGCGCGACCGTTTCGACGAGCGTCGTCACCATCTCGCCGCCCGAGTTCAACTCGACGACGAGCGCGTCCGCGCCGAAGGCGAGGTACTCGTGAATCGCAGTAGACGCCCACTCCCGCGGCGACGCCTTCAGGCTCGCGTCCTTCAAAATCGAGACGCGCTTCAACTTGTCTTCGCCCACGCGCGAGCCCTGTACGATGATTCCCGTTTCATCCGCGCCCACGTCCGAGGTCGGCGCCGGGTCGACGGAGACAATGCGCCGGTCGAGCGCCTTCGCGTACTCAAGCGGATCCGCCTCAACGCGCCCCCAGCGGGCCGAGCCGAACAGGCTCCCCGGGACGTCCATAAGGAGCTGCCCGAGAACCTCTTGCTGTCCCCAGCGCGTCTCGGACATGGCGCGCATCGCGGCGACTGCGGAGGGCGCGAGGTTGGCCGCATTTGCCAGGGAGCTCCCGGTAATGCGGACGGTGTCCGGACGCTCGAGCAGCTCGGCGAGCTTGCGGATGGGACGAGGCGTCCCGGTCAGGAGCGTTTGCGGGGGCTGCTCGCGCGTGCCAAGCCGATTGAACAAGGGAATCTGGTCGAGCGCCGCCATCTCGTATCGCCACGACGCGGGCTCGTCTCCCCAGACCCAACCCGTATTAGGGCCGCGGAGCCGGTCCGGCTTGTCCGCGCTGTAGGCCACCGCGAACACGCCGTTCGGCCACGTCAGGCGCCGCTTCGATGGCTCGTAGACCGGCATGAAATCCGGCGGACTGAGAGCGAGGATTCCCGAGCTGCCCTTAATCATCGTGTCGCGCACGTCCGCCGCGGTCGGGCCAATGAGAGCGCCGGCCGCTTTCCCCTCGCGCGCTTTCGCGATTGCCCACCGTGCGCCTGCAAAGGTCTTCCCGAAGCCGCGGCCCGCGAGCATGACGCACCAGGTCCACGCGGTCGCCGGGGGCACCTGTTGCCGCCGCGCCCAGAAGTCCAAGTCGTACGCGAGCGCCGCGACCTCGTCGTCCGACAGGTCGTCGAAAAGCGCGCGCACCCCCTCGACCGAGCCCGCACGCCGGCAGAGGTATGCCGCCACAGAGTCCTCCGGCTCGAGCTGCTCGAGGAGCTCCCGCCACTCACCCCGCATTGGGCGCCTCCGCGGGCGCGGCGGGCTTCTCCGATTGCACGACGGCGAGCCGCTCAAGTCGCGTCAGGAGGAGTTCCTTTAGCGACGCAGAGTTCGCCAGCACGCTAGAGGCGCTCGTCTCCTGCACGTTGTCGTGGCGTCCGTACAACGCAGGGAAGCGCCGCGACAGCAGCCACATGGTAATTTTCGGGTTCTGCGGCGCCGAGGCGTGAAGGCCGGCGAGCGCGTCCTCCTGGTACTGCGCTTCGGCCTCGTTGACCGCGTCGTGAAACTCCCGGAAGCGGCCACGCTCGTCGCGAGCTCCGGTCGTGTACCACCGGCTGAACGTGCTCTCGTCGACGCGCACCCGTGCCGCTGCCGTCTTGCGATGGAGCCCGGCTCGCAAACACTGGCAAATTAGCTCTTGTATCTTTGGGGTCAGCTTCGAAGGGCGCGCCACACGTCTAAATGTGTGCGGTTTCGCCATGTGGCTTCGGGGAGCGGTTGGCGTTTGACCCCGAAATTCCTTTAATGTTGCCGTTTATTGCCTTTATTGGCCGCCAATACGTCAAAATTGCTGACAAATTTGCCAAAACGG